GGATATTCCCCATGTGTAATTTAATTAAAAAGTATTAATTATGAAAGCAAAAGTTTTGTATGTATCACAATCGGGCAAATCTGCATCAGTTGCAGTAGACCAAAAGATGGGCGACATTGTCCAATCAACAACAGGTTTTATTAATCTAGCTGAAGGTTTAGAGCCAGAAATAGGCGACGAACTAAACATTCCAAATGCTACAATAGTATCGACAGTGACTAGTGAAGTGACAGACGAAGAGACTGGGGAAGTGATTAGCTTCACATGGCTACGATTTGCGTAGCCTCAGGCCTTCGGGCCTTAGTGGCCTTTGCCACTTATAACAGGAGAATCTACAGACTATTACTAACTACTATCACTACTTTGATAGATGATAGAGCAGAACGTAGTCTGTTCATTATAACTCCCAGATTATACGGAGAACTATGTATCCATTGTTACCATAAGCAACGTAAGCCTTATGGTTTTAAACACAATCGAACAGTTTAATGCCTAATCTGAATGAAACTGAGCAAGCATAGTCTTAATTGACTATGTTTGTTCATTTCTTAACTACAAATTATAAGGCTATCATTAGTATAGTATAGCCATAACATTAAATCATAACATAGTTTAATAGGATGTATACTGATGTTTAGTCGGGAATTCCCTTTAAAAGAAAAACACTTATTGGCGCTTGCTGTAAGAGATGCATTGAGATATGCTGTGATGATTTATTTAACTAATTAGTATCAGGTTTACTTTAATAACCTTAAATGATATATCATCATGGAAAAATACTAATTAGATAAAAGAGTGAGCTTGAGAGATAATGGTCAGACATTCGTAAGGTATAAAGGTAGTCCAAACTTTACACCATTATTCTCACTCTTAATATTTAACAATTAAAACATATCAATTATGATAGTAATACTAATATGTATCCTCATCTATTATACGGCATTAGTAGTTTATAATGGTAACTTAGATGATGATATCAATTAAAATAACATTATCCTTATAAATACATTGAAGCCCGACGCTCTGGGTTGGCGATTAAAGCTGTGGCGAGTAAATATACTAGTTAAAGTACGCTAATGTATTTGTAATGGATATTAAAACATTTAATTATGAAAGCAATAGACATTAGATGGCAACATGTATTAAAAGATAAAAGAAACAAGAAAAAGAATAATAACGCACAACTAAAACATAGAAATCGTGGAATCAACAATAAATTTAGACATAAGTAAAAAGATAAACTTAAAAATAGAGTTTGGTCCTATAATAGGAGTATTTATATTAACAGAGAAGATGGTAAGAGGCAGAACATTTGTATTTGCTTTACCATTCACAATATTTACACTGGAAATACATAATAAACTGCCTTTAAAAGATAAAGAGTGATGAAGACAATAATAAAGACAGTAAGAAGGATCAAAAGATCTGATTTAGCAGTATACATAGTCAATACAATATTAATAGTAGCAGCATTAGCATACGCATTATTAATGTTTATGGCTATGTGGTGCTACATATAATTAACTAGAATATTAACTAACAATTAGAAATCGTGAAGAAGATAATAAAAAGAGAATTGATAGCATTTTGTAAATATTGGTTGCTACTTATAGCAGTAATAGTACTATTTTGTTGTATTTCATGTGAAGCTAAAACTGAACATAAAGTACATGATGATAAGATATTAGTAGACACTAATATAAAAGGCAATCCAGAGTTATCAAAGGCTGCAAAAAGTATAGTGGATGGGTCTATAATTTATGATGGATCATATTATAAGATAAACTATCCAATGGGAGATGTTAATGAAAAGATAGGAGTTTGTACTGATGTAGTTATAAGAGCATATCGTAAATTAGGTATTGATTTACAAGAATTAATAATTAAAGATATGTTATCAAATCCTGAACATTATAAAGAAAAGGCTAATAAAAATATATCACATAGAAGAGTGCCTAATATGATGAATTTCTTTGATAAATATGCAGATAAAAAGATTAAAGGGATGAACAATAAATATTACAGTCCTGGAGATTTGGTAACTTGGAGAATAGGTATTAATAATCATATTGGTATTGTTGTAGATAAAATAGGACCAAGTGGTAATTATATGGTAGTTCATAACATAGGAGCAGGACAAAATATGGATGACTGTTTATTTAACTGGAATGTAACAGGACATTGGAGTTATGATGGTCCTAATTTATTCGATAAAGATAAAATAGAACCTAAGAGATAAATAAAATATGAACAAGAGAGAGAACTAGATAGTTGTATGAAATATTGCGTTAGTAGTACATATACGGTTATGCAATCTCTCTTGTTCATTTTATAACATTAAAACAAATATTATGGGACATATGAAAATGGTTAGTATGTTAATCGATAAGGGTAGAGAACTCAAGATAGCATATGATAGAGCCGTAAAAGAGAAGGTGGAGAAATTTGAGTTTGATGGTGGAACATATTACACAATCTATGCGAAACACGTATTAGATTACATAGAAATGTATAAAAAAAAGATAAAAAGATGAACACACAAGAAGAATTAAGAAAAGAAATTGTATCTTTACAAAAAGGTATGAAATCATTATTAAATACAGTTAATACTATATTTGATATAGTTAAAGATAACAGAGAATTTATTCAAAAGAATGCTGATCTGTGTTGTAAGACAACAAAAGTATTAAAAGATTTAGCTGACATTGCTGGTAATACTATGAAGGTAGATGCTGAAGAAATCAAAGTATCTAATAAAATGAATGGTGGTGTGCCTAGTATAAAGAAACCTACAAGTATGAAAGATGTAGGTTTAGTAGATTTAAGTTCACCTAAAGCTCAGAAAGAATTTTTAAAGAAAGTAGAGAAACTTAACAGTAAGTACAATGAAAGTTGAATTTATAAAAGACAATAAAGAGATAGAAGTAGTAAATGTAAGACTGTCAGACAATCCTGATGCTGAAATTCTTCAGGATGAGTCTGGAGTGGATGGATATATTAATATTACAGATTCTGATCAATCAGAGCCTATAAAATATTACATCATAGATTTTATGAGTATCCATTCACCGTTGTCTTTACATAGATCAAGAATAATGTTTCAATCATTAAATAAAAATGGTAATCCTGTTTGGAGAAGAATAACACCCAATAAAGCAAAAGAGTTTATTGGATCAGTTATACCAGGAGATATAATTACAAGAGAAGTAATACCTTATAAAATAAATAATAAACTAGTAAATGTTGCTACTTATGTAGTATTACCAGGAGAAAATATTTATAAGGTATTTCAAGGCCACGGTCATATAATAATAGAGAATAAATTAGAAGGTATGTCTATTATAAAGAAAGAAACAATGGTTGATGAAATAGATAGTTCAAAATATCAATTAGTATGTGATATGATAGAGAATATTAATAATAAAACAGACAAGAAAGATGAAGTATAATATAAAATTTAATCATAAAGCTAGTAGTTTACATAAAGCAATAAAGACATCTATTAATATGGATGATGTTGCTAAATATATGAGAGAAAAATTACAAAATGGAGAAAAACAAAAAACAGAAGCTTTAGAAGACACATTAAATAAGTATGATCCACAAAGTCCAGAAGATTTATTAGCTGTAGGTGTAATATTAGGAGGATTAAATGGAACAGAACAATTGATTAGTCATGTTAGAGATGCAGATATTCCTCCTGGTTTAATGAAAGAAATGTTTAATAGTCTATTAAGGAGAGCTTTTGGATCAGATTCAGATATTAATCTATCCAATATGGAATTAAATAGAGAAGGATTTAAAGAAACAATGGGTGATGATAAACACGACTTTTAACATATTATTAATTTATAACACACAACATTATGAGTAAACAACAAATAAACAACAAGAATTATGATTTACTAAGATCTAAATTTAGTAATACAAATGAATTAGTAAAAATATGTGATGATTTTAGAAGATACAAAGATTCTATAAATGGCATATGTGAGGCAATACTTGATATAGATAAAAGTGATAATATTTTAAGTAATATATCAGTAAATATAGAAGTTAAAGTTCCAAAAGATAAAGATAATATGTTAAATGAAAAACCAAATGATATATTAAATTCATTAGCTGATGCTAATAGTCCAGAAGAGTTTATGAGAAAACTAGGTAGAGTGGATAAATACATGAAAAAGAATGATAGAGTTAAATTAGATAGTTTTCATTTAGATCTTAAATCATTACCTGATAAGGCATTAATAGCTATACTGATGAGAACTAGAGATGTAATAGAAAAAGAATTAGAAGAATGTATAAACAAATTTGATAAATTGTTTAAATAGATTTCTTGTTGTGTGTTGGGAATAAAGAATGGTATACAAGTATTACGACAAATATGAGTGTGCCATTCTTTTATTCTTTTATTATTAATAACTAAAAATAAGTAAATGGAAATATTAACATACTTACTAGTATATATGGCAGGAATGATGACAGGAATATATGCTTATTATAAAATTGAAAAAGATGACTGATTTAACTAAATATTTTGTCAACCAATTTAAAAAAGACAAAGAGTGGGAAAAGAAACAAAAATCCAAACATATAGATCTAAATAACTATTTTAAATATAGTGGTGAAGTAGAAGAAGATAAAGAAATATGGGAATTTAAATCACAAAGATCATCTAAGTATGTATATGATGAGAATAAAAGATGTCACACACTACATAAAATAAGAGATAATAAAAAATAATGTAATTTAGTTGTTATTTATATTATTATTTATATATTTGCCAAAATTAATAAACAAATTAAAATGAAAAGGCGAGTTATAAATATATTAAATAATAAAGGACAAAGAAGAACATTTAAGTTTCTATCTGATAATGAGTTAGGTATAATAATATATTCTGATGATAAACCATCTATTACAAAAACAGAAACAATAAGTAGTATGTTTATATCTAAATTAGAATATATAGATGGGCCAGTTATACAAGCTGGTAATCATATTACTTTTAAAGATCAAGGTAAATATAAAGTATTAAATATACACAAAACTGATTATGAAGATAAACCTAATTGTTATTATTTGGATACATTAAAATTAGATTATCATGAGTAAAGAAAAAAAAGAAGACAAATCAGTTGAAAAAGAATTTAAATTCTCAGCTAGTCCTGTTAGGCAGGAAGGAGAAACTTACGAAGAGTATAAAGCTAGGCGTAAGTTAATCAAACAAATAGATAAGAATAAATTAAAAGGTAAAATACTATGGCCCAGTCAGTTAATGGGTACAAAGTTTAAAGAGTTTAATGGTCAAGAAGACGAAATGGTTAAACAAACAGTTGACATGATCCAAAAATATAGAGAAACAGAAGAAAATAAAAACGAAGAATCTGAATAAGCAGATTTAGTTATAAGTTTAGTTAGTTATTATTTATTAAGAAACAGGGCACTTATTTGTCCTGTTTTTTTATTAAAAATTATAAACATGGGACAAGAAAAATTTGATGAGTTTAAATTAAAAATATTAAAACATGTAACAGATAAATGGATGGAATATAAAGAATATCCACCACATTTATTTTTTATAAATGAAAATGGAGGCAGAAAATCATTACCATTACCTATGGAAGGATTTCATTGTCCTGAATCAAAAGAAGCATTAGTTGCAATGATAGTAGATATGTTATCTATAATTAAAGCTCAAATGTATTGTGTAACTACAGAAGGATGGATGGTAGCATCAAAAGACGGAGAAGCAAAATTAAAAGATGAAAATGGAGAATTTATAAGACCATCACAGCATCCTGATAAACAAGAAGTATTAACTTTTATGTTTGAATCTATAAATGGAGATTCAGATATGATGACATTATTAAATAATAATGGTAAATTAAGTCCACATAATCCAGGACCAGAAGTAGGAGGTGAAGGAGGAGATATAAAATTAAAAGGGTTGTTTACAGGATTATTAAAAAAATCAAGAGAAAATGATAAAAATAGTGAGTAACAATTTAACATTAGATGATAGTTTAATACATAGTGATATTGAAATTACTACTATAGATGAAGTATTTGATTACTGTTCTATATTAACATATATAGCGGTAGATACAGAAACTGATGGTGTTGACTGGCATAAAAATAAAGTGATCATGTTGCAAATGGGAGATGAAGACGTTCAGTTTGTAATAGATACTAGAAACGTTAATATTGAAATCCTTCGTCCTATATTTGAATCTAGGAGTTATGTAAAATTATTCCAAAATGCTAAATTTGATTACAAGTTTTTATTAAGTTCATTTGGATTTAGAACACAAAATATATATGATACTATGTTAGCAGAAGTAGTATTAAATTGTGGTAAACTAGGATATGGATATAGTTTAGATAAAATACTTAAAAGATATTTAAATATAGAAATGGAAAAAGAAACTAGATCAGAGTTTAGTAAAATTACTGATGGTAATCCATATACTTTAAAACAAATATCTTACGGTGCTAAAGATGTAGAATATTTAATACCTATAATGAAAAAACAAATGGATAAGATTCATAAATTGGGTCTTGAAAGAGTTTTAAATTTAGAGAATAGAGCATGTATAGCATTTTCTGAAATAGAATATAATGGATTAGGATTTAACAAACAATCATGGTTAAATTTAGCAAAAGAAGCTGAAGATGAATCTATTAAATTAGGAGAAAATTTAGATAATATATTATTATCTGAAAGTAAGTTAGAATGCTTTAAACTACCTGGTATTCAGTTAGATATGTTTGGCGGTAAAGAAAGGGAAGTAGGAGTTAAATGGTCTTCACCGTCACAAGTAACAAAAGTTCTGCAGAAACTGGATCCAAGTCTAGAAAATACTAGTATGAAAGAATTATATAAAAGACAACGTAGTCATACATTAATTAAAACTATAATAGATTATAGAAAGAAAACTAAGTTAATGACTACGTATGGAAAAGACTTTGTTAATTATTTAAACAAGAATAGTAATAGAGTACATACTGTATTTTGGCAAATATTAAATACTGGTCGTGTGTCTTCAGGTCAACGTGGTAAATATAGTTACATGAACTACCCAAATATGCAGAATATACCAGCTGATAATAGATATAGAAATTGTTTTCATGCTGAGAAAGGATGGAAACTAGTAACTATGGATTACTCAGGACAGGAGTTAAGATTAATAGCTGAAGGGTCGAAAGATCCAACATGGATTCAAGCATTTAAAAATGGAGAGGACGTTCATGGTAAAGTTGCATCTTTAGTATTTGATATAGATATGTCTGAAGTTAAAGACAAACCTGAATTTTTAAGAGGTAAATCATATAGAGATGTAGCTAAAACTATTAACTTTGGTTTAGCATATGGTATGCAATATACTTCGTTAGCTAATACATTAGATATACCACAGACAGATGCAAAGCACTTCATTGATAAATATTTTGAAGAGTTACCTGGTATAAAGAAATTCTTACATGCATTAGGTAATTATGGTAAAAAGAATGGACATATCAAAACATTTAAACCGTTTAGAAGAGTTAGATGGTTTGAAGACTGGGGTATGTTGAATGCAATGGATCCTGGAACTAAATTTAAAAGACTAGGTGAAATAGAAAGAGCTTCAATGAATACTCCCATTCAAGGGTCAGGAGCTGATATGATTAAATTAGCATTGGCTTTAATATCAGAAAAAATCTCAAAAGATAACTTATACGATAAAGTAAGAATAGTATCTCAAGTACATGATGAGATAACGTGTGAAGTAAGAGATGATTTCATAGATGAATGGAAGTTGATCCAAGAGGATCTGATGGTATCTGCAGGAAAAGAGATATGTCAATCAGTAGATATGGTAGTAGATGGCACTACAACGCAAGAGTGGTGTAAATAATAAACAAGGGATAGATGATTGCGGGGTGACACATTCTATGTAATAGAATCATGTATAATAAGAGACGACAGTTATATCAAGGATTTAGAGATCGTTAAATCGAACAAGAAATCAGTTTATAACAACAGATTCTCTTTCCCCCCTCTCACTCCCATAAAATAAAATAATATGTTAGAAATAGTAATGTTTGGAATTGGATTTGTATCAGGTATGTATATACTTACACAAATAGAAAACTCAATAGATAAAAATATATATAAAGGTATATGTTGTTTATGTGAAAAACCATTAGATGAAGAGAAAACAAAAGATGGTGAAGTATATTATAAAGGAGGTAATAATGCAGAACCTATAAAGAAAGGTCAATGCTGTAATCATTGTAATACAACTAAAGTAACACCTCTAAGAATGATAGATTGGGGTGGTGAACGTGGTACTCAAGCTTAATAAAAAACTAAAAAAATATGACAAATAAAAGAGCAAATTCAATGGGAATATTAGTAATGATATTAATAATTACATTAATTACATTATTATCTTCATGTGGAGTTAATAGAGGATTAACTAATGAACAAGTAAAACATAGAGATAATATAGATTATGAATTAGATAAATTATATTTAGAATATAGTTATCGAAGAGATTCGTTAATAATAGAATTTTATAAAAAATAATTAAATATGGGAAAGAAAACACACGATCATGAAGAATGGCATAATAAATTTAAAGATTTAGATCAAGTAGTAATAGCAGAAAGTGAAGACGAAGAAAAATTAAAAAACGGTGTTAAAAAAACATTAAAAGAAAATAGTAAATTAAAAAAGATAACACCAATAGTATTTGATAAATCTAGAAAAGTATTTAAACAAGTATTAGGTAAAATTAAAAATATAATAACTTCAATATTATGAATACTAAAGATATAGAACAAAAAGAACATATAAATAAGTGGGTAGAAAAAGGATGTAAAGGTACATCTATAGCGGCAACAGGTATAGGAAAGACAAAAATGGGACTCATGGCTATTCAACATATACTAGATCAGGATCCTAACAATAGAGCATTAATTGTAATTCCTACAGAGAATTTAAGAGATAATGAATGGCCTGATGAAATAAAAAAATGGAGTATGTCTAAATATAAAGATAGAATAGATATACAATGTATACAAACAGTATATAAATGGAAAAATTATGATTGTTCTATTTTAGTAGTAGATGAAGTACATACTACGTTATCATATGAATATAGAAATTTATATGAAAATAATAGATTCGAGAATATGTATTGTTTAACAGCTACTCCACCAGAAAATGATGAATATAGATCTTATCTTAAATCATTTGCTCCAATAATTAAGAAAACAGATACTCTTGACGCTTTAGATATGGAATTGATATCTCCTTATACAGTATATAATTTAGCTGTTAGTTTTACAGAAGATGAAGTAAAACAATATAATAAATATGATATATTATTTAATAAAGCAACTAATGAATTAGGAGGTAGATTTTCTGCTTTTCAGAATGCTACTAAATATAAAACATCTAGTGATAAAGAGAAAGCTAAATGGGCTAATATATTTTATTTATCTATGCAAAAACGTAAAAAAATATGTTATAATGCTGAAAATAAAATAGATATAATAAAAAAGATTGTTAATAAGTTCCCTGATAGAAAAGGATTAATATTCAGTGAAAGTATTATATTTGCTGAAGAACTACAAGGTGCCTTAGGAGAAGAATGTATTACTTTTCATTCAAAAATGAAATTAAAAGAGAAGAAAAATGCTCTAAAAACATTTGGAGATGGTCGTACAAAAACAAGACTAATCAGTTCAGTAAAGGCTTTAAATGCAGGATTAAATGTACCTGAGTGTTCTTTAGGAATATGTGCAGCTGGTAGTTCTAAAGCCTTAGATAATATACAGAGAAAAGGTAGAACATTAAGAATGGTAGAAGGCAAAGAAGCTTTATATATAAATCTGTATGTACGTGGTAGTCAGGAAGTTAAGTGGGTAAGAAAGAGAACTAAAGATGAATTTAATTGTAAATGGATAGAATCAATAAATGAAATAGAATTATGATAAGTTATATTGGAGGAAAAAGTAGAATGGCTAAATGGATCTGTAAATATATTCCAGATAATATAGAAACATATGTTGAGATTTTTGGAGGAGCTTTTTGGGTATATGTCAAGGGAGATATACATGAAAAACCTCAACTAAAAGAAGTAGTATATAATGATAAGAACAGATTTATGTCTAACTTGTTTAAATGTATGATAGATTGTACTTACTTTAGTACTCGTTTATCTAGTAAACCTTCACAAAATAAAGAAACTTTTGATAAATTCCAAAAAGAACTATCAATAGTAGATCCTAATTTTGATATGCCTAATCATTCACTAGCTATTAAATATGCTTATTTAGCTACACAAGTATTTAGTGGTAGTAAGATATTAGAAAGTAAATTTATTGATTTAAAAGGAAAATATGGTAGTAAATATGATGCCTTAATAAATAGATTAAATAAACCTGATATACAAAAACGTCTATCTAAGATAACTGAAGTAGAGAATAGAGAATATCATGAAATAATTAATATATATGATTCTCCAACTACTTTCTTTTATGTGGATCCTCCTTATTATAAAAAAGAAAAATATTACTCTGGTAAAGGTTTTTCTACAGGAGACCATCAAATATTATGTGAAATGTTAGGAAGAATTGATGGATTATTTGCATTATCTTATTATGAGTTTGAAAAATTATCTGAATGGTTACCTAAAGAAGATTTTAATTGGGTCGAAAAAAAGTTTACAAAAGCTTCTGGAGCAAAAAAAGGTAGAAAACAGAACAAAGGAACTGAATTATTAATTATGAATTATGATATATGAAAACAAGTTATTTAATAAACCAAGTAGTCACAAAATTAGGACAAATATTACAATCAAAAAATAGTGATTATGGTGATTCAGCAACTCAGGGAGAATCTATATTTGCAACAGATAAAAATAAAAATTCTATGACAGCTAAACAATTTGGAATATGTTGTAGAATAGATGATAAACTCTATAGAATTAAAAATGGAGGAGTTACAGAAAAAACAGGAGACTCTATATGGGATCTTGCTGGTTATTTTATATTATTATTAATCTCTTTAAACTTTACTAACTATGATAAAACTCTTGAAAAATCTAATAAACCCGAAGAAAAAATGGATTAAAAATATTCATGTAGGAGGAAAAATATATACTATATATAAATCAGAACCTTCTGAATATTTCTTTGAAGAAGAAAAAGATCCTAATATTCATCTAAAAGAAATGCAAGAAATAAGTTATAGAGATTTATTAGATAAACCTTTTAAATCATGATTGCGTTTGGTAAACCATTTATTAACATGTTGAAAGACAATGAGTTAACATTAAAAGAATATTTTATTTTATATTGTTATGCTTATGATAAAGTATATTTATTAAGAGAATATATTTCTGTAGAAACTATTACTATGAAAGATGTTGCAAAATTAGTCGGGTTAAAATATCTTATGGTAAAGAGAGAAGTAGATGATATAGACTTAGATGGATTTAAATGTGCTTCTAAAGGTACTAGATTTATTAAAAGTATGGTAGACAGTTTTCAAGATGCTAAAGCTGATAATCTTTTATTAGGAGATGAAGATTTAGATGATCTTGCCATGGAAAAATATAATAAAGAGTTTACAGAATTTTATGAAATATATCCAGCAACTGTTCTACGTATGAATGGTAATGAAGCTAGTTTAAGACTACAGAAAAAACTATGTAAAGAATTATATATAGATATATTAAAATCTAATAAATTTAATCATCATAAGATGTTAAATATTGTTAAATATTATATATCACAAAAGAAAAATAATAATAGTTTACAATATTTAAAAACTCTTAAAAATTATTTGAGAGATGAAGTTTATGTAGATGTACATGATCACATGGAACTTAAAAATGAAAACAACAACAAGAATATAAATTATGGGGGAAAAATCGTCTGAGAGAAGTTTAACATTTTCTCATATACGTAATGCTGGTAAAGAAGTATTAGAGTATATGGATCAAAGAAGAAAAGGATTAGCTACATCATTAGCAACTAGATGGAAGAAATTTAATAGGTCTACAATGGGTGGATTAGATTGGAATGTTATCATGACTATTGCAGGTATGTCAGGTTCAGGTAAATCATCAATTGCTAACGATCTGGAAACCAGTTTGTTTGATTGTAATCCTGATGAAAATTTTTCAGTATTATCTTTTAACTTTGAGATGTTAGCTATGAAACAAGTTGGTAGGAAAATATCACACAAATTATATAAAACTGTAAGTGAATTATATTCTAGTAATGAAGATTTAAATGATGACATGTATCAAAGAGCTGAAAATGTAGTAAATAGTATATCAAATAAATATAGTATATATTATGTAGATATACCTGGTACTGTAGAAGAGATGTATAATACTGTAAAAGTATTTCATGAAATGAGACAAGAAAAAACAAAAGACGATGAATACGGGACCATTGTTATGATAGATCATACTTTATTGACTAGACATAGAGCTGGAGATAGTGAGAGAGAATCTTTAGTAAAGTTATATAGAATGATGATGTTACTTAAAAAGGAACTTAAATGTACATTTATAGTAATAAGTCAGTTAAATAGAGAGATAGAAAAATCAGAAAGATTGACAAATCCTATGCAACAGTATCCTATGAAAAAAGATATATTCGGATCAGACTCTGTATACCATGGGTCGGATTATATATTAATAACTCATAAACCATATATGTTAAACATGCAAACTTATGGACCACATCATTTACCTGTTGTTAATCCAGATAAAGATTCACAAGCTATGATATACTGGCATATATTGAAAAATAGAGACGGTGAATCAGGAATTGTAATGCAAATGACTGACATGCTTAAATACAATAGAGTAGATGAGTATATTAAAAAAGAAGATAACGGACAATTAGAAATCAAATAAATAAATAAATATGGCACAAGAAATTTTAATCATTGGAGAAAGTGGATCTGGGAAGTCCACAAGTTTAGAAAACCTAGACCCTAAATCAACATTTATAATTAATGTTGGACAGAAACCTATGCCTTTCAGAGGATGGAAAGGTAACTATAAAAAATTATCTAAAGAAACACCAGATGGTAATTATATAGAAACTGATCAATCTAGTACTATAGTTCAAACTATGAAACATATTAATGAAAATATGCCTAATATTAAAACAGTAGTAGTAGATGATTTTCAGTATGTTATGGCAAATGAATACATGCGTAGAGCTAATGAACGTGGATTTGATAAATTTACAGAGATTGGATTACATGCTTGGGAAGTAGCTCACTCAGGTAAAAATATGAGAGATGATATTACATTTGTAATGATAGGTCATGCAGAACAATCAACAGATTTATCAGGTAATAGAAAACTTAAATTTAAAACAGTAGGTAAGTTAGTAGATAATGTTATAACTATGGAAGGTATGTTTACTGTAGTATTATTTACTGATGTATCTATTAATTCAGATGGTGAAAGAGTTTATAACTTTATTACACAATCTGATGGTACTACAACAGCAAAGAGTCCAAAAGGTATGTTTGACTTTAAAATACCAAATGATATAGAAACAGCAATAAAGAGTATTAATCAATATTATAATTAAATTATGAAATTAGTAGGAAAAAGAGTAGAAAGATTAAATTCTTTCGGAGATAGCTTAGCTATCCAATTAAGAGATGAGGGTCAAATGAGATTATCCCCAGCGTTAATGTCTAGATTAAAAGTAACTGCAGACAATAACAAAATAGGTATAGCTTATCCTGACGAAGGAGAAAAAGATTTACATATATATGTAGCACCTGATGGTGATGGTGTAGCAGTAAACAAACAAGGATATATAAAAAATATACCTCATAATAGAGATTTGAGATCTCATATGGATCTTTCAAGTACTGGAGAGGAAGATTTATATATATGTGAAGAATCTATAGAAATTCCAGAACATCCTGGATACACATTTTACAAAATAGTATTAGATACTTATGATGAGTGGGATGTAGATGATTCAACTGTTGTAGAACACGATATTCAAGAAGAAGACACAGTTGAAGATCATACAGACGATTCTCAGGAAGTAGAAGAGACTGATAATGAGATAGTTACAGAAGATAAAGAAAATGACGAAAAGTTTGAAGATTTCGATCTAATTTAGTATTTTAGCAACCAATTTAAATTTAAATAAATAATTATGTACAAAATCAATCAAAGCACAAAAGTGCAAGAAAGTGGTGGTTCTTCAGCCATACCAGTAGGTATAAATGAAGGATGTTCTCTAATGAACATATCTAAAGAAATAACTAAGGATGGTAATCCTTATCTATGTTTCTTATTTAACGATTCAAATGGTAATGAGTTAAAACACATGGAATTTGATGTAAATCCAGAAAGAGTTAATCCTAAACCAGGAGAGTCTAATGATGAAGCAGTATCTAGAAGAGTAAACAATATGTTAGTTAGAATAAAACATATATGTACTAAGTTTGTAGATCCAGACTCTTTCTCTGTACAAGGTAATAACTATGACGAACTATGTGATAGTTTAGTTACTTTTATGGGAACAAAATTTCAAGGTGTTCCTGTAAGACTGAAAGTGGTATATTCATGGAATGATTATTCTAGTTTACCAAATTTCTGTCCATTTATTGAAACTATGGATACTAATCCAAGTGGATTAAAGATTAATCCTAAATATGATAAAATGGAAAAAGATAGTGCAGAAGCACAAACAGAAGTAGCATCAACAGACAGTTCTGATCTGCCATTCTAAAAGATCCACCTTGATTCAGAAACTGAGGAGATAACAGAGGCCTAGAGGACGATTAAGTTCATTCCTAGAGGACGAAACTCCTCTTTTTCTGTTTCTTAACATAAAAAATAAGATATGATTTATAATTTAAGCAATGTCAAGAATTATAAACCTAACATCACAAAACAAGCAATACTTAACATAACAACTGAAGAAGAAATCTTCAGACACTATTTAGGATTTGACTTTAAATTAGGTAAGATGTATCATAGTCCCCTAAGAAAAGATAAAAATCCTTCATTTAATTTATATTATGCTTCAAATGGTGATATGAGGTTCAAAGATTTTAATGGACAACAAGGTACATGTTTTGATCTAGTAATGATATTAAGTGGATCAAGATTTAATGATTGTCTTAAGATAATAAATTCTGATATGAATCTAGGTTTAGAAAATTCTTATAGTACAGAAGAAGTAAAGAGAGTTAAGTATACAAATTTTAGAGAAAATATACTAAAAGAAAAAAGTGAGTGTTTAATACAATTTAAACCTCAACATTTTACAGATGAAGATATAAAATACTGGAAAAAATTTAATATAGATTATAATATACTTAAGAGATATAATATATATAGTTCTAAATATGTATTTGTAAATAAAAAATTAGTATTTACATATTCTAAAAATAATCCTGTATATTCTTATTCGTTACCAAACAACAAAGTTAAAGTATACAGACCCATGTCAGATAAGGGAAAGTATAAGTGGTTAAGTAATGCAACAAATAATGAAATCCAAGGATTATATCAATTAGAATATGACAGTGATACACTAGTTATAACTAAATCTATGAAAGATGTGATGTGTTTAAGATCGTTTGGAATAGATGCTATAGCTCCTCAAGCTGAGACTAATTATTTAAACGTAGAACTAGCTAATAATGTTACACAAAAATACGAAAAAATAGTTATATTATACGATAATGATGATGCTGGGATCAATGGAGCTAGTGAGTTACAGAAAATATTACCTAATGCTAAAATATCTTTTATACCTATATCTTCAAAATGTAAAGATATAAGTGAGTATTTTAGTATATATGGTATGGAAGAAACAAATGAACTATTAATAAAAATAATATAATTATGAGTGGTAATGTGTGGAAAGTGGTTATACCTAATTTTGAAAATAAGGTCCCCGTCTCGAAAAGAAGAAGAGCAAAATATTTTAATAAGAAAAAAGTAAAAGTTACTGATCTACCTAATAAACATCAAAAATATATATCTACAGGTAAATATCTTTGGGATAAAAAAGGATATCTAGTAGACGACAAAGGTAATAGAGTTTTGGCTAATCCTTTAGTTGCTGGTAAACCTAAATTTTGGACTATAAATGGTCAGAGAATATATGATGGTAGTTTAAACTATCATGTAAGAGCATTTGTAGCTAAGTGGGTACATGCTTATCTAAAACCTTATATAGAAGAGTTACCTACATTTAAATTAAAAGAAGGTGAATATTTAAGAGTATGGATAGATTTATATAAACCAGGAGAAAATCAAAACTGGGACTGTGATAATCTATGGCCTTGGACTAAATGGTTTATGGATACTTTGGTAGAATGTGGAAAAGTTCCTGATGATAGTATAGAATTTGTACGAAGTTGTGGACAAATAAGTTATGTAGAATCAGTAGATGAAAGAAAGTTAGTATTTAATATACAAATAATATAATATGGAAGAATATAAAAAAACGTTAGAAGATCATAAGTTAAGTCATTCCTCTTTAAACTTATTAGATTATAGTCCTTCATTTTATAGAGAACATATATTGAATCCTAAAGATGAAGATACTAGTTATTTTAGAAAAGGTTCTGCAGTAGATTGTTTATTAACTGAACCTACAGAATTTGACAAAAGATATGTATTATGTACAGTTGAATCTCCTGGTGGTATGATGGGTGAGTTTGTTAAAATTTACTTACATAATATAAATAGAGATGATATTGACGAAGATACAAAAAGAAAAGCAGCTTATGTAGCTTCTGGATTTAAGATTAAATATGAGTCAGTAATTAAAAAGTTTGAAGTACCTGAGATACAAGAGTATGTTAAATTTACTCTTGAAAATAAAGATAAAACACTTTTATCTAGAGAAGAGATGACACAAACTATTAATATGGTGAATATGTTACAAAAATGTGTAATAACAGAAGAATACTTTAAAGCAGATAATGATCTTAGGGAGACAGAAAATCAATTAAAATTTGAAATGCCTTGGAAAACTAAATCTGGAAAAGAATATACTATAAGAGGTATGTTAGATAAAGTAATTATAAATCATAAAGATAAAACTATACAAGCTGTAGATTTAAAAACAACTGGTAAACCAGTATATAGTTTCCCAAATAGTTACATAAAATATGCTTATTATAGACAAGCAGCTATTTATCAATATTATATTAAGTCTCTATTTAGAAAAATGATAACAAGAAAGAATAATGAACTCAAGGATTATGAAGTATTACCTTTTAAATTTATAGTAGCAGAGACTGCATGTAACAACAAACCACTAGTATTTGAAGTAAGTGAAGAAGATTTAGAAATAGGATTAAACGGAGGATTTTCTAAATCTACAGGAAAAAGGATAAAAGGATTTGCTGAATTAATAGAGGAGGTAGAATGGCATCAAGAAACTGGTGAATGGGAAATTAAAAAAGAAGTAATAGATAATAACGGAGTAATAACATTAAATGAATTAAAAAATGACAACAAGAAAAATTAGAACTAAATTAGTAGGAAAAGAAGAAATATTTAAAGTATTAGCATTAGGAGAAGTTACAAAACTACCTGTATTATTATTAGGAGATCCTGGTGTAGGAAAGACCCAATCACTTATAGATTTCGCAGCAGCTAAATATAATTATGTCAAAGCAGACGTTAAAGAAAAAACTTTTATTATAGAATTAGATGAAGGTACTAAAACTTCTGAGATTAAAGGTAGAGTAAATATGAAAAATTTACTTGAGAATAAAGAATATACTTTAGATGCTCCTATAGCTGATGCAGAGTTTGTATTAATAAACGAAGTAGATAAAGGAACATCTGGAGTAAGAAATACTTTATTATCTGTAATGAGAGAAAAAGCATTATTTTACGGTAATGAAATAAAGAAATGTAAATGGCAAGTATTTGCAGGATCCTGTAATGTCATCCCGACTGATGAATTAGAAAATCCTTTCTGGGATAGATTTGTACTAACATCTAAAGTAGATAGAGTAGGTGCAGATAATTTTACTAAAATATGGAAAAATAATACTATAGTTTTAGATATACCTATACCTACAAAAGAAGAGATAGATAATGTTAAAGTAAGTGATAAAGGTATAAATAAGTTTATAAAAGTAGTATATGATTCAGTGTCTGATAGAACAGCTTCTTATTTAAAAAATCTTACTAAAGCTGTAAAATTAGTATATGATCTAGATGATATAGGATCATTAATGAAATGTTGTGAACTAATAGCTCCTTCTAAACTTAGTAACTTATCTTCAAAATTAGAAACTAAGAGAGAAAATGCTATTAAAACTAAAATAGATGGTATAGAAGGTGTATTAGCAGGTAATAACTCTTCTTATAGCCAGGTATATTTAAAGCAGGTTGTAGATGATTTAGAAGAAATATCTAAAATTAAAACTTACTCTAACCAAGTTTCTGATTTAGTAACAAGCATAGTTAATAAATTAGACGACGCTATCTGTGATGATTTAGATGTAATAAAAAAC